AGTCTTGAACGCACATCTCGCGTAAAAACAGTGCAATTTGGCGATGGATATGAACAAAATAGCCCTGATGGCATTAATAGCCAAGACTATCGTTATTCCATTGAAACCTTGCCTTTATCTGACGCGCAAGCGGCTAATATTGAATCTGCATTATCAGCGTTGGAAGGCGATTATTTTTATGCTAAATTTACAAACGACACGCAAGTGTATAAATACAGACTTGATGGCAATACATGGACGTGGCGTTCATCTGGGCCTGGGTCAAATGTATTTGCATTTAAGGTGAAGAGGGCTTATGACTTATGACACTTGAAACTGACGTACAAAAAAATTGGCATGATGGCATTGTCGAGATGTTTGATCTTGACTTGTCCGTGATTACTAACGATTCAAACGATAAATTTTATTTTACAAATCAGCTAAAGCCTGATAATACAAAGGTGCAATGGAAGGGTAATACATATGATCCATTGCCCATTATTTCTGCTGGTTATGACAAAAATACTACTGGTCAGATTGCTCAGCCAACTTTAACCGTGGCAAATGTACTTGGCACATTTACGCAAGTGATTAGTAGTTTGGATGATTTGGTTGGCGCGAAGGTAACAAGACGCAGAACTTTAGCCAAGTATTTGGACGGAGAACCTGGCGCTGACCCTACTCAAGAGTTTCCAATTGACATTTATTACATTGAGCGAAAAACAGGCGAAAACGCACTGACTATTACTTGGCAATTGGCAAGCATTTTTGACTTAGAAGGTTTAAAATTGCCACGGCGAATTATTACGCAAAATTATTGTCAATGGCAATATCGTAGTAGCGAATGTGGTTATACGGGCGGGCCAGTTGCTACTGTCACTGATCAAGCTACGAGCGACCCCAATCTTGATGTTTGTGGTAAGCGCGTGGAGAGTTGTAGGTTAAGATTCCCAAATGGCACATTGCCGTTCGGTGGTTTTCCTGGGGCGCTTATTTAATGACAACAGACTGGACTGCATTCAAGGCCGACATGGTGGCGCATGCACGGAAGCATGAAAGCGCAGAAAGTTGTGGGCTGATTGCTGGTGAAAAGTTTTGGCCATGCAAGAATACCAATCCCGATCCATCGAAATATTTTTCTATTAGCGCGGAAGCCTTTGCCCGTGTTGATGAACTTGGTATTGATGTTGTGTTTCATTCTCATCTAGGGTTTGACAATAAATTTAGCAAAGACGACATCAAGGCTTGTAAGCAAATTAATTTGCCATGGGTGATGTATTGTTTGGGGACTGATGAATGGCATTATATGGACCCTACTGGTAAGGCGCCATATTTACAACGCCCTTGGATTTATGGTATTTACGATTGTTATGGCATTGTGCGTGATTATTACAGCAATGAATTCTCCATTGCTTTAGATGACTTTGAACGCGGTGAAGAGCGCGAATGGGAAAGCAGCGAATGGCGAATGTTTGAAAAAAATTTTAAAAAACAAGGCTTTGTTGAAGTAGATAATGACAACATCAGGCGAGGAGATATTTTTCTTATGCAACTACAAAGTAACTTTCCCAATCATGTTGCCATATTACATAATTCGTCTTCCGGCGTCTTTTATCATCACTTAACTGGTAGACTGTCTGAAGCTAGTATTTATGGTGGTTATTGGCAAAAGCACACCAATAAAATTTTACGCCATCGGAGGATGATGTAATGAAAACTATTGAAGTGAAGTTATTGGGAGAGCTTGGGCGGAAGTTTGGCAGGAAGCATGAATTTGTTGCGCGTTCGCCTCGTGACGTGATTTCAGCATTATCAAATCAATTAAATGGTTTTAAGGAATATCTAATTACGGCTCATGAGAACAATATTGTATTCAAGTTAGTTGATAAAGATTGCGATGGAATGGAACACGAAAACGTATTAATGCCATGTGATCGTCTTATTATTGCGCCTGTCATTTCTGGAGGCGCCGGTTCTGTTGGCAAGATTATTTTAGGCGTTGCTTTAATTGGTTTAGCTTTTGTTTCTTTTGGCGGCAGTGTTGCTGCTGGCAGTTTATTTGCGGGTTTTGCTGGAGGCAAGTTCGCATTAGGTAGTGGTTTGCTGTTTACTGTTGGTGCTTCATTGGTGTTAAATGGTGTTTCACAATTGCTTACGCCTCAGCCACAAATAGCGGATCCCAATTCTGATGTGCAAAGGCGGGATAGTTTTTTGTTTGATCGTGCGGCAGACTTAACAAATCAGGGGCGTCCCATTCCAGTGCTGTACGGCAAATTTCTCGCTAATTCGCCATTGATTGTTTCTTCTGCAATCACAACGCAAGCGGTTCCTGTGTAATGGCTGATTTACTTGAAAATCTCGAAGAACAAGATTGGATTAGTGGCTCAGGTGGCGGAGGCGGCGGCGGAAGCCGCACGCCCGATCCGCCAGAGGAAGATCCAGAGTCGCTTAGAAGCCGTGCCGAAGCCTCGTTCCTTGGCATCTTATCTGAGGGCGAGATAGAGGGCTTTGAGAGCGGCGTGCAGCCTTTGCAGAAGACATTCTTCGATGGCGTGCCAATTCAAAATGATGATGGCACATACAATTTCGATCAACAATATTTAAGTGTTGGTTATCGCACCGGCACGCAAGCGCAACAACCGCTACCAGGTTTTGATGATGTTCGCACTGAACAAGCCGTTGGCGTTGAAGTTAAGAGGAGCGTCGGTCCAGTTTCGCGAACTACTGTTAGTAGCGATTTAAATAAACTCAGAGTAAGGATTGGCATTTCTGCTCTTTATCGAGTAAATCGAAATAATGGTGACGTAACTGCGGATAATATTAGTTTTACAATTCGCATTAGACCACAAAGTGGAAGTAATTTTGTTGATGCACGAAAAACAATCAATGGAAAAAGCAGAAGTCCTGTCGATTTTGAATATGAATTTAATTTAATTGGCACTGGACCGTGGGTGGTGCAAGTTGAAATGAATAACAAAGATGCGGTGGATAGGAGTGGTGAAGATAAACAACATGTTTATCAAGTGTTTTTTAAGGCAATTGTTGGAATTTTAGAAAGGTCTTTTTCTTATCCCAACACAGCATTGATTGGCGCTAAGGCAAGGGCAGAAGGCTTTACGTCCATTCCGACATTGGCTGCAGAGCTTTTAGGCATAAAGCTTCGGGTGCCAACTAATTACAATCCGCAATCACGAACATATAGCGGAATATGGAATGGCACTTTTAAGACTGCCTACAGCAATAATCCAGCGTGGGTGTTTTACGACTTGTTGACAAATACAAGGTATGGCGCTGGGCAATTTGTAACCGAAAGCGATATTGATCGCTATTCGCTTTATTCCATTGCTCAATACTGCGACGAATTAGTTCCTAATGGTAGTGGCGGTTTTGAGCCTAGATTTACGTTTAATGCTTACATCACAAACAGAGGAGAAGCTTATGAAGTGCTAAACGCAATTGCAGCAGCATTTCGTGGAATGTTGTATTTCAGCGAAGGCACAATTGTCGGCATTCAAGACAAACCCAAGGCGATGACAAAAATCTTCTCGCCAGCTAATGTTGTGCAAGAAACTGACGACAGAGGCGAATTGTCAACGCCTCCGTTTCAATACGAAGGAACGGCTCGTAAAGCAAGAAAAACTGTTGCTTTGGTGTCATGGAACGATCCCGAGGATCAATACAAAGCGAAAACGGAATATGTTGAAGATAGAGCAGGGCTTGATCGCTATGGCTATAGAGAAACGACCATCAGGGCTTTAGGCACCACGTCACAAGGACAAGCTCAACGCATTGGCCGCTGGACGCTGCTTAGCGATCAACTGGAAACTGAAGTGGTTACGTTTAAGGTTTCGGCGGAAGGGCTATTCATCTTGCCAGGTGAGATTATTGGAATTGCTGATCCGTCGAAAGAAGGGAAGCGCTATGGAGGAAGAGTTGTTTCTGCAACAACAAGCACAATCACAATTGACGCACCATTCACGATTGCAGGCGGTTCAACGTATCAAGTTTCAGTTATGTTGCCAAGTGGTAGCATAAAAACGCGATCTGTCACGAACGGAGCAGGAAGCACGTCAGTCCTTAATCTCTCCTCTCCATTGTCCTCTTCTCCTGTTGCAGCGGCGCCTTGGGTGTTGCAGGAAAACGATAGTAGCGTCAGGAAATTTAGGGTTACGTCTCTTGTTGAGGACGATGGTATCGTGACAGTATTGGCATCATTGTATGATGAAAGCAAATTTAGCATCGCTGATCAAGATACGTTGTTGTCAAATTATCGCGGCGAAACAAATAGGCCAAGAGTAGTGCCTCGTGTTGATGGCGCAACAATTGTATTGGAGAGTTACGGCTAATGGCTTACAACGAAATTTATTGGAACTTCCCGCAGCTCTCTGACTATTCAGTATTGAATGCGATCAACCCTGCCGTGTGCTGGAATCCGCCACGCAATCATCCCGACATCGAATCATTTGAAGTGCAAATTAAGAATACGGTAGATGAGCAATGGGTAACAATTGGGACAACTGCTGGTAATTTTATTAGATTTCCGGCTGATAATTACGTCCTTAATTCGTCTTATCAAGCTAGAATTATTACAATCACTATCAATGGAGATAGGTCTGCTTTTTCTGATGCACCAAAAGCTCAGACAAGTCCCCTTGAGTTTGATTTCACAGCCTCTCAAACCATTAACAGATCTGATGGTACAATATTACAAAACCAACGTTATTTGTTTTTGATTCTTTGATATGGCCAACCTTTTCGGACTTGATGCTACTGGTAATAACGCTTACGTAAAGGCTACTGGCGCTGGATCTAACGCTGATCCATTTGTCGTTCATAATGATGCCTTTACTTCTGTACTAAAAAGTGCTTTTGTTGCTAGTGGCGTTAGTAGCGACGTAATTGGTGCTGTTGCAAGTAATAAATTGCGTGTCATGGCAATGGCAATTACTGCTAATTCTGGTTGCACTGTGCAATTGCAAAGCGGCGCTTCAACTAACATTACGCCTCCATTGCATATTGGCGCTAATGGTAATTTGACAATAAGCAACTCGTTGGGATTATTTGAAAGCAACAGCGGAGAAAAAATCAATGCCGTACTGACGGGAAGTGCTGACTATGCAGTAATGCTCACTTACCGCGAAGTTGCAGCATGAGCACTTTTCTTTCTACATCAGCAATACCTCAAGTTAATCTTAGCTTGATTCGTCGTGATTTTTTTGAGGGCATGAGCATTTTGCTGCAAGATGAAGATGGCAATCCTTTTAATTTGAATGATGTATATGTTTGTTCTGCTGTATGGAAAAAAACTGATGCCACAACACTCACAAAAATCTTAGATGTTAATATTGAAAAGCAAGAGCCGTTAGATGCTGGTCGCATCAGAATTTGGCTTACTTCAGCGCAAACTGCTGCAATATGGGATGAATACGACGATCCCTTTGTCGTTGGTGGCGTGTTCTTCCCCTCCACTTATTCAAACAACCTTTCTGCTCCATCGGATTCTTTATTTTGGGATGTGAGGATTGAGACACAGCAGAAATTATCTAATTTAGTTTCCGTTGCAAGTGGCGTATTTGTAAGTCAAGTTAATCATCAGCTAGCCTCTTCTGAACGTGTTGTTTTTAGCGGAACAACTGTTTCTGGAATTAATTATGATGGTACGAGTGATACAATTTATAGCGGCTTGACAGCAATTTCCTATCAAACGCCATATTCATTTACAATTTCGTCACTTTCTGGCATCACTGATGCTAATCTTGGTGGTTCAGTTTATAGACTGAAGCAAGACACTGTGATCAATGGTGGTGTCACTATTGACACAACTTTTTCCAATTGTTTCCCGTAGGAACTTCACATGGCTGATACATTAAAGGAAGGCGTTGCAGTTGTTACGGTTGGCCGTACTGCACCAATCCCGCCTGGCCCGCAACAAGCAAAGGATAGCCTGCCTGTTGTTATTGCGTCTGATCAGGACGCAGTGCCTGTTAATGTTCAAAATCAGCAGATTAGTGAAGTTAGCCTTAGTCTTCTTGGCATCCCGCGTTCTGAAGTTGCGCTTGGTATTTTTGCTGACGTTACTACTTATGACGTAAATCCTAATGAATGGGAAAGCGAAGGGACAGGAACCACGTCACATATTGCAACTGAAAGTGCAGCAGAAATTAATCTTGGCGCGGGATCAACAAATGCATATCAAATCTTAGGAAGTAAGCGTTTTTTCCGTTATCAACCGGGTCGTGTTAGCGCCGCAACTTTTGGCGTGAGGATGAACATCACGACCGATTCAACTGATATTAAAAAATTTGGTGCATTTGATAAGCGCGATGGTTATTATATTGAGGTGCAAGGTGGTGGGCAAAGTTCAGTTGCAGATAAAGAAGTAAATTTATATTGCGTAAGACGGACAAGCGCATTTGAAAGCAATGAATCTGGCATTCGCACTCCTAATGTTTCCGATGGAGATAGAGGAACTGCTGGCACTGATCTGGTGATCGTAAGGGCTGGCCTTACTTATGTTCACGCTGCATTGTTTGACAGGAGCTTGAGAGGGGTTGGTTTTAATATTGGCGGCAATGCTTCCTCTGATGGCAATGCAACGGTTGCAACGGCATTTTTGACGGTTCCTGCAAATTATCGCTATACATACGAATATCGCGTGCCTCGTAAATACTTTAGCCATGATCGGCTAGATGCTGAAACTCGTACGCAGTATTATTCAGACCGCACACCTGGGAAGAATAGTTTTACAATTTCCATTGGCGGAACAGCGGATTCCCCTAATGTGACATATGGCAATGGGTCGTTTGTTACTGACGAGAATGGTGATATTGTCACCCGAGCAAGCGTATGGGATATTGACTTTTCTAAAGTCACGATGTTTAAAGTGGAATATAGCTGGTATGGTGCCGTTGGTGGTCATTTTCTTGCTTATGTTCCAGACGCTACAACTACTGGAGAAGCGCGATGGGTGAGGATGCACCATTTGCGTGCATCTAATCAATTAACAAGCCCTAGTCTTGCCAATCCAACATTGCCAATTAGCTACCTAGTGCAAAAAGCCACTAGCGGCAATGAAAATTCACTGTATAAATATGGTGCTTCTTATTACATTGACGGTGGTGATAAGGGGACGATTGTTGCACGAAGCGAAAGCAACAGCACAGATCGCAGTGTAACAACTAGCGGCACTATGCTGCTTGCCATTGAAGTCAAGGAAGACGTTAATTCTATTCGCAACAGAATGCAAGTTTATCCGACTAGGCTTGGTGTGGGCACCAGTGGTCGAGGCGTGGTAAAGCTCATCAAGAATCCAACAACATTATCAGGCACTCCTTCATTTTCATCTGCGGGAGCCCTTAGTCCAGTAAATGTCTCCACTTCTACTGGCGTCAATACTGTTTCTGGTGGCACTACAGTAGCAACATTTTTCGTAGGGGAAGGGGGGATTGATATTGACTTGGCTCCTTATTTTGGCTACAACAAAGATTATCTTTCTTATCCATTGACTGCAACTGAAGGCGATAGCCTGTATGTTTTTGGGCAGTCTTCTTCGGGTAGTATTGATGCTAGTGCTTCGCTAACCTGGGAAGAGCAGGTTTAGGGAGATAATCGATGGATGATCTATCGAGCAGGTATCAATTACCAGAGAACCTTGCAGGAGCTGGAGAAGTTGAGGTTGATGCTGAATTAATTGATTTTGTTACTGGTCTTGAGCTAATTGATCCAGACGATCAGGAGCAGCTTACTGGGGAAACATTTTCTGATATTATCCTTGCTGACAGGCCGGATATTGTTTCTCTTGTTGTTGTTAATGACGAGAGCAGGGCTGTGTCTGTTGATGTTACAAATAGACAGAAAAGCGAAGTGGATACTAGCTTGCTTGGCGTAGAGAGAGCTGAAGTTGCGCTAAATTTGTTTAACACTGTGAATATCTACGGTGTCAATAGTAAAGAATGGACGACTGATCCAGACGGTAGTTTTAGGTACACTTACTATCGGGATCCAAGTGACTATACATTTCAGGGTAATTTTGGGGCTTACACAAGGCACTTGGCACCAGAAAGCGCATTACAAGCTTATTGCTTCCCTCCTCCAGCAAGTTTCTCTTATTCCATTGATGACAACACTGGACGCTTTCCAGGCGGTTTTACCAATGGTGTAATGACCACATATTGGCAAAGTAAACGCGCGTTTCGTTATCAACCAGGCCGCGTAACGGGATTTACGATGGGTGTGAGAATGTCAGCAAATAGTGGATATAAAGATGAAGTGATTCAATGGGGATGCAGGAATGATTATGAGGATGGTTATTATTTTCAACTAGAGAAAGGCACTGATCTTTACATTATTTACAAACGCCGCAATCTCAATGGTGATATTGAAGAAATAAAAATACCTCGTCTTTCGTGGAATGGCGATCAGGTTAGCTTAAATCAATCGTCTACTGGATGGATTTTGGACGTATCTCGTGTGACGATGTTCAAAATTGAATTCAGTTGGTATGGTGCTGTTGGTGCAAAATTCTTTGCTTATGTTCCCGTGGGTCATGGTGAAGCCCGTTGGGTGTTGTTGCATTATGTGATTATTGAAAACCAACTAGAAGTTCCTAGTTTGCGTAGTGCATTTATGAAAATGTTTACGCAATGCAGAACCACTGCAGGTACGACTAAAGCAGCATTTATCAATTTTTATGGCAGTAGCGTTTATATCGATGGTGGTGATAAGGGTACTGTCACAGTTGGCACCGCACCATTGGCAAATGCAAAAACAATTGACACAATAAGTCGAAGTATTCTTGGCCTTCAAGTGAAGGGACAAATCAATGGGGTGGATAATCAAAAAGCAGTTTATCCTGTGAACCTAGCGGCTTATGCGTCTGTTCCGGCAAGGTTTGATTTGGTGTTGCAAAGCAATGGCATTGGTGCAGGGGAAAGTTATTTTTATGGCAACGGGACAAATTTAACAAGAGGAGCAAGTGCCAGCATTGCAGTTAGTGGCAATGGCAGCCAATGGAATGGAACATTTCCTTCGGGCATTGTTTCTGAAATTAGTGGCAGCACTAATTATTTATCGGGACGACGTGTAAGAGTTGTTGGCGCTGGCATCTATAGCACTCATGTCGTTTCAGCATCGCCAACACAAATTACAACAGACCGTTCACTTCCTGATAGTACAACATCTATCAGGCTTTCTAGGTTTGATGCCTATGCAGTTGCAAGTGGCGTCATTGATAGCGGCACAACAGAAGGCGCTGTGTTTTTCAATACAGGCGGTGGTCAATGGCGTCTTGGTGCATGGGTGCAAAGCAGCGGACAACCCTACAGCGACTCTGAAGATGTAGTGTGGTTTGCCAGTAAATACACCGGATTAAACTTTGATCGCAATGGCAACGTAATTGGCGAAAGAGCTTTTCCGCTTGAGCCGTATCGCCAAACTTCTTTTTCCATTGACTTTCCAAGCGGCACATCTAATACTGTAATTAATTTTGGTGGACAATCTCGTACGTTAACTGGCGTTACCAATCCATGGCCAATCTCTTTAGTGGCAGAAGTAATGGACAGCTCTCAGTTAAATGATGTGGTGGTTGCTAGTGGCTTTGCAAGTGGCGTCACGACGCCATGGACAATACCAGGAAGCGGCGGCACTGCAGCAATTGCTCAATGGGATGCAGCAAGTGGAGTGACACAAAATTCATCTTCAGCAGGCGGCACAACGTATGTAGCGAATAAGTTTGAAGCATCATCTTCCGACCCATTGTCTGCTGTGCTAGTTGATACGCAAGGTTATCGTGTATTGAAAAGTCCACAACGAATTGGTACTTATTTTCTAGGAAGTGGTGAAACTAAACAATTTGACCTCAGCAACTTGTTTGGACCTGATAAGATGTTTATTACAGGGCAGCCCGGCACTGTAAATAATAGTGGAGCCTTATTTGTTGTGGCAACTGCTCGTACGGGATCTGGTGTTGCCAGCGCCACTTTAAACTGGGAGGAACAATAAATGGCACTACCTGGACTTGTTGCGGCAAATAATTTATCTGATGTTGCAAGTGTTGAAGCAACATGGGATAATTTAGGCGATGGATTAAATGCGACCGTCTCAGGCGTCGTCACATCTATTACAATCAAAGGCGCTGATATTTTGGCGCTAAATGGGGTCAACCTCGCTTCAACAGCAGATTTCATAAGGCTGAAAGGACTTGCGTCTCCAGCCCAGCCTCGCATCACAGCGGCAGGATTAGACGCTGCTTTAGGAGCTACATTAAGAGATGATGCGCTGTTAAAAGCATCTGGCACTTCTGTTGGGAATTATTACATCAATCGTGGTGTTTTAAATGCAAATTTGTTGCAGGTTAATGGCGTTGAAGTGGCGTCAATTAGCGGCGTGCCATTTTCCGGCAACACCGCCCTTTATCCATTGATTATTTCGCTATTTAAAGCTCCTGCAAACTTTAGAATTAGTGAACCAATGCCCGCTAGTGGCTTGTCAAATCCCGAAACGGCAATTCCAATTGAAACAGAAGATCTTATCCTGTATATCAAGGCGGGGCAAAGTTAATGGTACAACAGTTTGGATTTAGGGCAAGTAGAAACCTTGATGAAGCACTAAACATCAATGAGTGCTGGGATAATTTGGGCATTAACAGAAATGACTTGCCGCTTCTTGTTGGCACAAGTGATTCTGGCGTTACCAGCTCTGACTATCAAGCAATTATTGGCTTGAGCGCCCCACTAGAAACGCAAATTGTTGCATTAGCTTCTGGCACAACTAGCTCCTTGACAGCAATGCAAGGAAGAGTGTCGAAGTTTGGTGATTCTAATATTGGTAATTTAACGGCAGAAATTGTTAATAACGACAGGCCGTATTATGATGCTGCAAATACTATTTATGGTCCTTCTACTGCATCATTTTTCTCTCCATCGTCTTCTTCTGGTTTTACAGCAGGAGCAGAATACAAACTTGGGCCAGTTACGACAACAACCACTACTGTTAGCGGCTTAAATTATGATGGCACTACATCAAACTGGAGTGGTTATTTTGTTGAATATCGTGATTATCTAAACGTACAAGAAGAACCTTCTTGGACGACAAGAAAAGTGCCACTATATTTACCCCCTCCATCGGAATTTTCAAGCAATAAGCTATGGCTTGATAGTGAATTTAGTTCTTTTGTGCAGAACGGTAGTGGTGTTAAGCAGTGGAGAGACGTGTTTGGGCGGGGAAGCGCGATTCAGGAAGATACAAGCAAGCAGCCAGTATTAACTAGCAATCGCCTTAATGGCAAGCTTGGTGTTGTTTTTGATGGCAGTGATGATTTCTTGTCAATGGGAAATATTGGTGGATTGTTTCAATCTGCCGCCACGCTTGTAATTGTTGCCACGCTTGGAGAACCAAATGCAAGAGGAGACACTGACTATAATTTATTTGGCACATTAAATAATACATCCAATCGT